TGGAGCGATAACGAACACCTGCATTGGGATCACGCACGGACGTGGCAAGACGTTTTTCCCCGAAGAAGGTCACATAGCCGGGGAGCGTCTGGTCGTAGCGGCGCATGACCATGTTGAGGCGATCCACAGTGGTGTGGAAGCGCGTCCAGTCAGCAAAATACATGGGGTACAGGCTGTTGGTGCCAGCAGAGCCGGTGGTGGTCTGGCTCGGGGTGTCCAGATACTTGTTCACCACAACGTCAAAGCCCAACAGTTGACCCACGATGCCTTCAACGCTCAGACCTTCAACACGGTTGTAGATCGGTGCGCCGTTGTCATCTTTCAGGTTACGGATGCCGTTCAACAGGATCGGGGAGATCATGAATTTGGCGTCCGGAGTCCAGTACTGTTGCGGCAGTGCATAGATGGTGTTGATAACATCGTTGTAGCTGATGTTGTTCGCGCCCACGGTGTTGCCGTTGGTGGTGATCTGGTCATAGGTAGCCAGAGAGTGCAGGCCGCTGGTAGAGCCGGTGCCAGTGCTACCGAATGCCGCAGTGGTGAACGTGCCGCCGGTGTAGCTGGAGTTTGCGCCAGCGTACTGATCCAAACCGCGCAGACCGTTGGAGCCGCCATAAGGCAGAGAGGTGGAACCCTGATCGTTGTTTTGGATCATCGAGAGGGCTTCAGCTTGGCTGAATTCCAACAGCATGTCATCAACCACGTTGGCTTCCAAGCCGTCAATGTCATCCAGAGCCGCAGTACGGATCGGGAATTGCACGTTCAGGTCTTGCAACACGATTTGCCAAATGGTGGTGTCTTCAGTGGTTGCCGCGCCGTTGTTCTGGATGGCGTAGCCCCATGCGGCACCTGCGTTGCCCGTTTTCACACGGAATTGATAGCTGGAGCCATCGGTTGCCACGGTGCGGGTCAAGCCGCGCAGGGGGTTAGCCAAACGCAGTGCCACAAACACGGGGTCGTATGCGGTGCGACCACCTTGGTTGTTACCGCCGCCGGTCAGGGCAGAGGCTTCAGCCATGTAGGCTTGCATTTGCGATTCGTCAGCAAAAATCTTCAGTTCTTTTTCGAACGTGGATTTGCCAGCAAAGGTTTGCTTCAGTTGTTCGCGCACATGACGGTTGACGTCTTGACGCACGGTCTTGGCTTGTTCGCGATGAATGGAGGGTGCTTGAACAGCCGCAACTTTGGCTTCCAAACCAGCAACCATTTCGCTGAATTCGGCCTTGACGGCTTCAACAGCGGCGGGAATTTTTGCTTCAACAGCTTGGATGGCTTCAGCTTGTTTGACATCCATTGCGTCCAGCTTTTCGATGACTTCTTTCATGATTAACCTTTCAGTCTTTGTGTGAGGATTCTGGACAACTCGCGCATTTCGATTGCGGCAAGAAGTTCAGCTTTTTCGGTCACATCCACATCAGAATCGCTCTGGGGTGGCGCGGTTTCAATGTGTTGAGGGACAACATCACGCTGTTCCAAAACCTTCTTGAAAACAGATGCGGATGTGACCGCATCCCTTTTGGACAGCCCTGCTTCACGCAATGCCTTTTCCAAAATCTTCAGGTCAGCCGTGCCATCTTCGCGGAAAAATTCCAGCGATGACACTTGGGCTTCTTCGTTGTTGGGGTACATCACCACGCTGACTTCGCTCAAGCCGCCTTTGGTGATTTGGAAATAACCTTCATCCTAATACTCATCAGAGCCAGCAGGGAAAATCTCGCCGTTTTCCTTGACCCACTGGTAGTCCTCTGCATACGCGCCAACAGACACGCCGCCGAACATATTGGGGGATTCGCTCATGATCTTGTACAAGTCTGAGCCGCCGCTGGTATTGAGGTACAGGCGACCGGATGCCGTCATTCCGTCATCGTCAAACTCAAATGATGTCCACTCGCCAACGGGAAGCTCATCAGCGGCGTGATTCACGAACATGGGCAGGGGTCGGCCTGCGCCGCTGAATTCTTTTGCCCAGTCCATGAAGCCTTCTGGCTTGTAGAAAAATTTGCGCCCGTCTGCGCCCTCGCGCGGCCCCCACGTTGTGACGCGCGCCTCAATCTTGCCTGTTGGTGCTTTGTCGCCTTGCTTTTCGCTTACCGCCAGCTTGGCCTCGCATACCATCATCAGATTTTTTGTCATGGATTACCTCATCGACTTTTGTTCGGTCAATGTCGTGTATTGTTTTTGGTGGGCGACCCCGTTTCGGTGGCGGCACAGCATTTGGCTTATACGTTGCCAAGGATGCTACCACCAAACGAAAAATCAGTGACACTTTTATTTGCCAATGTTCATTTTCCGGGTTTGATTCCCGCCGCCGCCTCCTGTGTCTTGTGGACTTGTCCCTGATAAGGGTTCTGCGACAGCGGCATCAGACTTCAATTCATCGCCGCCCTCGATTCTAGGCAATCCCAGATATTCGCGCGCCTCATTAGGCGTCATGATGCCGCCCGCCACGCCTGCGTTGGCGAAATTCATCTGATCCAGCGGCGCGCCTTTCAGGAAATTTTTGGTGTCAAATTCCACATAAAGGTCGGGGAACCCGTTGAACAGTTGCTGGCGCAGTTTCTGTTGGACGTTGGTGATAATCGGGTACATCGTGGATTTGTAAAACTCATCCAGCATGGTCTGCGTGTTGTTGTATTTTTGGTCAGCAATCCCGATCATCGCCGGTGGGACGCCATACAGGCCGCAAATCCGCTTCATGGTCTGTAACTTCAAATTTGCTGTGTCGGTGTCTTGCATCGTCAGCATTTTGAGGTTTTCATACTTCATGCCTTGGTCAAGCAGGATGGCTTGGCCGGGCTTGCTCTTGTCGGTTTTTTGGCTCCCTGTCAGGGAGGCCCAAGCCTCTTTCAACCGGGATGCGATTTCCTCAAATTTCGTGTTGGGGATCACTTGATCCGTGTAGAACATTCCGCTTGGCTTTGCGCCGTTCAGCATCACGAAATTGGCGTACAGGTCAATATCCTGATCCAAACCAACCAGTTCAGCCGCCAAAATGCCTTTGTTGAAACCGGCTGAACCCTGCCACGCTTCGTCTTTGGCATGCATGACCTGATAGTAGGTCAACGGCTCATCTTTGTTGAACCCGTATGAGGGCGTTGACAGACGATATGAAGGGTAGCGGGTTTCTGTGATCGTGACAGCAATCAGGGTGCTATCCAACACATACATTTCCAAAGGCATCTGAACCGGGTTGGTCTTATCTTTGCGCCACCAAACGGTGAATGCTTCGCCCAGCATTTCGTGCCACATCATCCATTGGAACCAAAACTCATATTGGCTTTGGAAATTGTTTGGGTTTTCCAACAGATACAAAGCTGATTTGGCACGGGTTTTGTTACGGGCCGACACGCTTTCATCTTCAACAGCGTTCACATATTTGCCGTCCTCAGTTTTGCACATGATTTTGATGGGCAACTGAGAAATGGCGCGGGCTTTCGCGCCAACACAAGCCATTACGGTGCTGTTGCGAGACAACAGCGAAATATCGACCGGCCTTCCGGCTGTCGTGGTGCTCGATGTGGTTACATACAGGATTTGGGTGTTGACCGTACCCCGTTTGTCGTTGCCTTGATACAGGATGTTGTTGCCGAGGGCTGTTTGCCCGAACAACGTATTGGCTTCATCTTGTTTCGCCGCTTTTCGTTGGAAAATTTCCGGGATTCCGCGCATTTCCATAGCATTTCCTCAAAAAGTTCTGAAGCCAAACCCAGTGGTAACAGGATTGTCCAATGAGCAGTGCATCGCTACGATGAGCGCAATTATGCCATCAACCTTTGCCGCTTTGTCAGCTTCATTCTTGCGAACCTTGATGTTTCCATTCACATCCTCATAGACTTCGCAGTTTCCAAGTTGCCAGCCAACAAACGGATTTCCATCATGTTTAATTTGATGTTGCATAATCAGCTTCTCAACGTGCTTGGATGGGTTTGACAGGACGGCCATACCCTGCCCGACTTTTTTGACAGGCAAGCCAGCTTCGTGCAACCGCGCCACAAGGCTGGCGGCGTTGTAGGCGTCATAGCCGACCTCCTTGACATCGTATTGCGCCGCCTTGGCAATGATGTAGTCGCTGATCTCGCGGTCATCCATCACATTGCCCTCTGTGATGTGCAAAATCCCGGACTTGACCGCCATTCGGAAAATGTCGGCATAGTGCTTGGGCACCAGAGATAAACCTTCTTCTGGCAAGAAAAATTTGAATTCAGCCTCAAAATCGGTGTCGCCATACCGCTTGAGCGTACACACAGCATTCAAGTCGCGGGTCGCCGCCAAGTCAAACCCAATAAAAACCGACTCGGGGTCGTGTACACGCTCCAAGATGTTGCACTTGGGATCATCCCAAAATGACCGATCAACCCATGCGGAGTTAGCACTAACATAGATGTTGAGCGTCTTACACAGAAACTCATTGAGGGCCGCAGGCTTGTGTTTGGCCTGCTCGGCGCGCTCGGCAATGGCCTCCTCAAACACGCTGATGCCGTGCATGGGGTTGGCTTTGAGCCATGTGCTTGAATCGCGCCAATCATCACCGGGATCAAGGCTGTACAGCAAGCCAAACCAACGGGGGCTGTCCTCTGCCTCGCCCGTAAGCATGGCCTCAAACAAAGCCATGTCCTCATAAAATTTCGTCTCCTTGGTGAATGACGCCGTTGTGATGTAGACCCTCAATGGGTTTTTACGGGCCACCATCCCGGAATGCATTACCTCGATAGAGTTGCGATCAATGATCTGCGCGGCCTCATCCACGATCACACAGGACGGGTTCATACCGTCACCAGACTTTTTCGTGTCACGGCTCAAGGCTTTGAACACGCTTTGGCTGTCGCCGGTCTTGGTGATCTGATACCGGCTCAAGTTGTACAGGGCCGCAACATCGCCGGGCATATTCTCAACAAAGCCCTGCGCGGCATGGAACACAAGGCTGGCCTGATCCCGGTTGGTCGCCAGCGTGTAGACCTCGGCCCCCGCTTCACCCCATTGAAGCTCATACAGGGCAATCGCCGCTGTCAGGGTTGACTTGCCAGCCTTGCGAGGGATGTACACGATGACGTCCGTCACCATGCGGCGTGTTGGGTCTTTTTTGCTCCTGAACCCGTAGATGGCGCAGATCACGAAAATCTGGAACGGCTCCAGAACCAAGGGTTTTCCCGCATCAGGCCCTTTGGTGTGTCGGAGGGTTGAGGCAAACTCAAGAAAATGCTCCACATAGTTGATGTGGAATTCCCAAGCCCAATTTCTGTCTTCAAGCTGATCCAGAAACCGCTGGCAGGCCAGCCGGATATTCCGGCACACAGAAATTTCGCCTTTGACCACCTGAACGGCGTACAGGATGCCGTCCTCATAGGTCATCCCCAACTGGTCGTTGTTTTGAACCATAGTCAACGCTTCATGGGCCGTTCAACAGGCGTGAATACTTGCCGCCCTCTTGCTTGTTGGTAGCCAACCGGCCCCTTGGGGTTAACCCTAGCTCATTCATCAGCACGATGGCTCGGCTCAACGCCTTGTCTCCGGCTGTCAAAAACGGGTTTGGCCCCACGGTTTGCCCGTTGTTGAATTGTGTGACCACGCCGCCCTTCTGAACGCCGTTCCAACAGCGCACATAAATGTCGATCTGGGCCGCAAGCATCGCCAAAACGTGCTTATCCTGATCGGAGCCAATGCCATAGGTTTCCCACAGAAACTCGGCTGTTTCCTCGATGAACGCATCCCTGTCCCAACTAGCAGGGTTGTCCAGCCAAGTTGCCTTGGGGATTCGCTGACGGACTTTTTCGGGCAGTGGAGTACCCTCATGGGACTTGCGCGTCCCGTGCACTAGGTGCAATTCTGGTGGCAATCTGTTCATTTTTTCCCTTTCGGACGGGGAATTCCCCGGTTTTTTTACGGCACCCCCCCATGTCAACTTGAAACGCGCACGTTTCAC